AATGTATATGTGAGGCCAGATTTTTCCCCCATAGGCGTGGCGTGTACAATTTTATAGGTAGCCGGTGCATATCTGCACGAGAAAAATATTATTTCTGGCCAGTAACTATTGATTTTATTAGAATTTACAAGGGACTATATGTCTCTTAACTTATAAAATCCTATTTATTTCATGTAAAACAACCAGAATTTTTTTATTGAGCGTATTTCTTCTCTTATCTGTTTTTATTAAATTTAAAATCCGTATGAATAAACGCCTATAGATTTTACATATCCGTGCATTAAATCTCTTGACAAGCGTATTAAATACGCTAGAGTTCTTATATTATGTATATTGAATATATAATATTTGGAATAATAGACAACGCTGTGATGTTAACCGGTGCACTTTTTGGCGTATCATTAGAGAAGAAGCTGCCAAAAAAATTACAATCTGGCTTTTTAGGTTGCACTCTTGGAGCAGGTATTGGCAACGCCTTCAGTGATTTTTTAGGCGGGCTTGGAGCTACAAACTTAGAGTTGGCTTTTGGTTCCGGTGCTGGCTGCTTAATAGCATTGGTCATTATTCCAATTTACTTAACAATTAAAAGTGAGGTAAAAAATGGAAGAAGTAAAGCAAGATAGTCAAATATATGTAGCGTGTTTAGCGTCATATAACGCTGGCCGGCTACATGGTAGCTGGATAACGCCAGCAGATACAGAAGAAAAGTTACAGGCTCAAATTGATAAAATATTAAAGAGCTCAAAAGAGCCTTTTGCTGAAGAATGGGCAATCCATGACTATGATAATTTTCCAAATTTGGGAGAATATCCAAGTAATGAAAATATAATCAAAGTTAAAAAAGCCCAAAAAGAACACGGAATAAATCCAATAAATGCTTTTTTAGAACATTATACTACTGACGATTTAGAGCATTTTACAGATAGCTATTCTGGAGAATATGACAGCTTCAGAGATTATTCAGACCAGCTATTTGATGAGTTATATTTACACGATGTTCCTAAACACATAATACCTTATATTGATTATGGTGCTTTTGAAAATGATACCAAATTAGATACTACAGAAGTAAAAGCTCCAAATTACAAAGTTTATATATTTAGACAATTTTAATTAAAAAAATCTAAAGGCCTTGAGTTCACCACTTGAGGCCTTTTTTTATTACTCAAATACTATCAACAAATCCGGCCAGCTCTAATAACTCTAATACGTAGGATTATGTAGTTGACATAGCGTATCTAATAGACTAGAGTAGCTATAAATAGTTTAACTCTAATATGTGAGGTATTTATGAGTGATATTATACAATTTGAATTAAGTCCGAGAAATACTTGGGTTTACTCTAATAACTCGGATTTTAATAGTCAAATTTCAGTAGTTCCTTATGACCCAAAAAATAAAGGGTCTAAGTTTTATACTTACAAGGCTCTAGCCGGAAAATCCAATAAAGCTAAGTTTTTTAATGACGCTTTTAATTGGCTAGCTGAATATAAACCCAATGAAAAAATTGAGTTTATCAAATGTCAGCTACAAGGCTGTAAGTACAAATTAAAAAACAATAGGGCTAATATTTTAGGCTTCTTTAGACGTTTGAAGAGGCTTAATAAGCTGCACTTTGAGAACTGGAGCTTTAATAAGTTCCTGAAGAAGGTGCATTAACTAAGCGAGGTAGTATATGCAAACATATACGATAAAAAAAGTTTCAGTAGAGACTGAAGCAGGATTTATTTATAATTTTGAGGATTTACCTCAAGATAATATATTTCTAAAAATCCGCAATCTATTCTTACCAAATGACAGAAAAGCTATTAAGCGTGGACAAGAAATTTTGCAGGATAATCAAGCTCAGATAAATATTGAAACACTAATATGATTAATAGGCCTTGAGGTAAAACTTGAGGCCTATTTTTTCAACAATGAAAGTGAGGTAAAACAAAATGAATCTAGATGTAAATCACATAGATTTTAATAATAATTATCAAATAAGCCTAGATATAGACAAGGCTATTTATAGTTATTGTATTTGCTTAAAGGGTAAATATTACAGAAAAATATTTCCTAAAGGTTCAATCCGTAAGCAAGTAGTAAAAGAAGTTAAAAAAATATTTAAACTTAAAAAAACAAATTTAAGAGTTGAGTTTAAATAAACAAATGAAAGTGAGGTAAAACAAAATGAAGAGTAAATATAAAGCAACGTATAAAAAAAATAAATATGTTAAAATATTAAAGTGTGGTTTAAAAAATGCTTTAAGTTGTCTAGCTGATATAGAAGAAAATAAACCAATAGAATTATATGATGGTTCTACTTCTATTGATTTAGCAAAAACAAATCTTAATGCTAGTGTCCAAAATATTTCAACAACCTTTAATGCTTTACAAAGAGAAAATTGGAAATAAATAAAAATAAGAGGCTTTAAGTTTAAAACTTGAGGCCTCTTTTTTTTCGGACTTTATGAAAACTCAAACAACTATCAACAAAATCTCAAGCTCTAATACGCTCAAGAAAATGACTCTAATACGCAACTCATCAAGAGACTTCCGTGCACAATACCCATTTTTAATTAAGTGCCGCTATGGTAATACCTACAAAACAAAAATGAAGGAACTTTTTAGATACTTTACTTTTAAAGGTTGGTTACTTGTTGGAGTAGTGTTATTATTGTTATTGATAATTTTATTATTCTAATATGCAAAAATTAAACGATTTAGAAGTCCATATTGGTGATACCGCTTACGTCATAGAGGTCAAATCAGAAAAGCAAAAATTAAAAGATAAAAAGTATAAGCCAGATATGATTATAATTGATGGAGAAAAACATCTCCAAGAGGGTAGAAGTTGGTGGCAAGAGCCAGCTTTTGTAAATCTATTAAGAGAACGTAGTGAAGTTAAGAAAAAAATAGACGAGGCCTTTGGTAATCTTGAAGTTGGAATTAAAGAAATTAAAGAATATAAACCTAAAAATCCACTTGCTAAAACAATGGAGCAAGTCAGAAATGCTACGCAGCCTCTTCGAGAAACACTAGCAAGAGCTAGACATAAAGTGGCTATGACTACTCCTTCTGGTGTTAGAAAAACAAAACTTCAAGTAAGTTCAATACCTTCAATCGTACCTCTTATAGATAAAAAGCGTTCTTTAACTGCTATTAAACCATTCGAGGTAGAAGTCAGGGGGGGGGTTATCAGGTATGAAGGCTAACAAAAAAGCTCCATACGATAGGCCTCCAATAACCGGAATAGGCTTAAATACGTATATGAAAAGGAATAATCTTAAAAGTCCAGTGGATGTTATTAAAGCCTTTAAAAATGATAAGTCTTTGAAGGTTAAATCTTGGCAGAATTTAATCTGGTATTTAGAACAAATGAATTATAAGCCTGATGAAGTTTTTGAATATGCTTTAACAGCAGTATCAAACACTAAAGAACGCTGGAATAGGCATAGAATCTTTAGAGAATATGAGATTAATGAATCGGGTGCTATTGAAGATATGTGTAAATACTACAAAACACATTTAAAATCTAAACTTCCATTAAAAGTATTTTTTGGCTCAAAATTTTTAAAAGATTGGTGCTCTAATAACAATGTTCTATTTAGTAGCGAAGAGAACTTTAGACAATGTTTAAAGGGAATGGTTAAATCTTTTAATAAGAAATATCCTAAAGATAAACTTCCAGAAAAGCTGAAATAAGACTCTAATACGCTTCCACAGTTCAACAGTGAAATTAAAACATCACCACGACTCAGCAGTGGAACCTATTAAATGACAAATTCTCTAGGAGTTTTATAATAGCATTATCTTTGAGAGAAAAATATTTTTTCAAAGTGTTTGAAGTGAGCTGGAATTGTTACTGAAATTATTCATGTTAATCATAACAGTTTTAGTTGCGTAAGCAAGCAGAATAAAATCATACTTTCTTCTTTCTGTTTCTGTCTCACTTCAAACTTAATTAATCTGTTCGTAATAAGTTCGGAGAATGTTCTATTGCGAACATAGTCATAAATAAGATAGGAGGATTCTAATTATGACAGATATAACAAAGTATAAAAATGTTTCTTTAAGTAAACCAGCTTATGAGCAGCTTAAGAAACAATCTCGACAGGTATGCGATGTAGATTTATCTATTAGTAAAACTGTAGAGCTAGCATCAAATATATTGCAGGGAATTATTGAAGACCCACGTTATGTGAAACCTTTGAGTAATACACCAGCATATATGAATTGGAAAAGTAAATTGATGCAGAGGAATCAATATGGGATTAGTAAAAGAAATTAAAACTAAAACTCTTATTGAAGTTGTAAAACAACTTGAATCTATGAGGAACACCTACAGGAGGTTTCATAAGTATGAGATACCTGTAGGCAATCCCATAGAAAAAAATATAAAAAATATTTGTAGTCAACTTGAAAAGTTTACTGGAATATGTTCTAAAGGAAGAAATGATTCGTTAGAGGTACGAATAAGTCCTAAGGGAGTCAAGGGCGGATATATAGAAAGGAAGTATGGAGGTAATTAGCTGGTGCTGATGTATCAGCCTAGTTGGTTTGTATGCGTGTAACAATAACAAATGAGGAACAATGAAGTACAAAAATTATGATATAGCAGTCGAAAACCTCAGTGAGTATATAACTCCTGTTGAATATAAAGCTACTTATCCTAAATTCTTTGAGTTCTATATTGACAAATCTAAGGATGAAAAAAGTTTTTTTCTTAAGATTTGGAAATACCGGTTGATAGTATCTATTGACCGATTAATTCCAGCAAGGCTCGCTGGAGTTGAGCTCGCAGATAAAGGTAAGCCAATTTATAAAAAGACTGGTACAAATACTATATTGAAATTACTTGACTAGCGTAGCTATTCTGTAATATAAGAGTTATTATAGGATAAAAACAATAAGCAAGTGGAGGACAATATGGCGAACTTTACAGAGGTAGCTTCTCAATTTTTTAGGCTAGCTTTAGATAAGAAGTTCAAAAATGGTTGTAATCTTAACTCAGTGATTTTGTTTGATGCAATCTGTCGTTTACCAAGTGATAAAATGACAGTTGAAAATGCAAACAATAAACTGTTTGAGGTTTATGGCTTTAAATTTAATTCTGCTACGCTCAGTCGAAATAATACGACTTTGATGGAATTAGGTTTAATTAAGTTAGTAGAGTCTCAAGAAGACCGGAGATATAAGGAAATAAAACTTATAGCACCAAAAGGTGAAAGAGTTAAAAAACTTATGTATCAGTCTGGTGAGAGAGTGTGGAAATATAAATAAGTGAGGTAATATGGCAAGACAAGAAGGTAAAAAGTGGCGTGCTGACGTTATGGTTAATAAAAAGCGTAAGCAAAAAATGTGCGACACTGAAAAAGAAGCACTAGAATTAGAGACTGAATATCGACATCAACTTATTGATGGTAAGCCTTTAAATAAAGTAAGAGGAATATCTCAAATTACTCTAAGAGAAGCAGGTAATAATGCTTTAAATAATCCTAAAGTGGGTTGGATAATAAAAGGTGAACCTACTCAGTGGGGAAAAAAGATGAAGTATTATATTAATTCTTTTTGTGAATTTTGGGGTGGTGATAAACCTTTAAGAGAAATAAAAGAATATATAGCAGCTCCATCTGAAGGTAAGAAAAAAGATGTAGATTGGAATGATTATATTTCTCAATTTGGAGAATGGACATCAACCAATAATCGTAGAGCTTGTGGTATGAATAAAATTTTTAGACAAGCTTTAGAAGATGGTCACATTAGTCCAAATAATCTCTTAAAGATAAAAAGAAAAAAAGAAAAGCTTACAAGAGCTAGAGCATATACAAGAGAAGAAGAAGATATGATTTTAGCTGAATGTCGTAAGCTTGGTTACACTGACTTAGAAGAGTTTGTAATCTGTCTAATAGAAACAGGAGCATCACCAGAAGATTTAAGAACTGGTAACTCAAAAAATATTTTGAGATTTGCTTCTAATGATGGAATTACATTTAACTTCAATAGAGGTAAAACAGATATAGCTGTATCTGTAGGACTTCTTAAAAGAAGTAAAGACATCTTAGTCAGAAGAAGTAACTATAAAAGATTCTTTATGTCTAGCTACAGACAATTATATAATAAGTGGCAGGACATAAGAGATAGACTAGGCAAGTCAGATGATAAGGAATGGGTATTTTATACTTGTAGACATACCTGCGCCTCTCGTATGGCCGAAGCCGGCAAGACATTAGTGCAAATAGCAGATTGGCTTGGTCACGCACCTAATAGTCCTGTAACAAGAAGATATATTCATTTCTTTCCAAAACAAAAGACTGATATGGCTAGAGAAATGGATGAGTTTAACAATAAGCTTCGTGCAAATTCAGTGCGTCTGGTGCACGGAGGTAATTAACAAAGTGAATTGAGGTAAGGTGTTCTTGGATTTTTTTCTTGAAAGAGACTTAAAATCTACCTACACTTACCTCATATACAAAAATAATACTCTAGCGTAGCTAGTTTGTAGACAATTAGCGGTGTTTTAACATCGTTCACTATTTGTCGCAATAAGAACTCTAGGGTAGGAGACTTCTGCACGGATGCACGAAGTCTCTTTAACAATAACAAATGAGGTCATAATGGAAAAATTAATAGAAATAGGAAGTAAAGTTAAGGAAGTAGCTAAAGGCTACGAAAAAGTTGAAGCTGAGAAAAAGCTTGAACAACAAATGATTAAGGATGGAATTGATAGATTTCATCGAAACATTAGAAAATCTAAATCAAAGAAAAATGAAAATACGGGTAAGGACAAAGAGCCAACTGAAAGTACAACAATCTATGGCCAGTATTTATTACAAGAAGCTATAGAGCCAGTTAATATTGAAGTAGAAAAATATTTTAAAGAAGCTTTCAATGGTCATTCTAAGAAATATGCTAAATCAGCAGAACTATTATGCAAGTGTATTTCTATTAAGAAACTTGAAAATCCCAACCACAATAAATGGAGTGCAGTAAGTTTAATAGCTTTAAAAGCAATATTAGATTCTATTACTCTTGGATGTACTCAAACTAAAGCTACTGTAAAAATAGGAAATTCTTTAGAGGATGAATCAAGACTTTTATATTTTCAAGAAAATGACAGTAAGACCTATAGTAAAACTAGATATTATCTAAAAAGTAAAAATGATTATCGTTATAAAAAGAAAGTTTTTGTTTATGCGATGAATAAACATAATCTTGAATATGGCCACTGGTCTAAAATTGAAAAAGTACAATTAGGATTTACGCTTTTAGATTTAGTAATTCGAGCTACGGGTTTAGTTAAATTGCAGCGAAGAGTAGAAGGTCGAAGAAATTCACCAGTCTATGTGGAAGCTACACAAAAAACTATGGATTGGATTGATAATAAAAAACTTCATTCAGAAGCATTAAAACCAATGAGAACACCTATGATAATTAAACCAAGAGAATGGTCGAATCCGTTTGATGGCGGTTATCTCACTCATTCATACAAACTAACAGAGGAGAAAAAATAATATGCACTATAACTTGTTTAAATCCAGAAGCAGGGCTTATCTGGAAGAAATGAATAACAGAGCTCACGATATGCCGGAAGTTTATCAGGCAGTAAACGCTATGCAAAATACACCTTTTAAAATTAATATTAAGGTTTATCAG